ACGCGGCTTTCCACAGCAAACTCCATACGCTTGTCAGGATCAATTTCGTCCAGCGCAGCCAAGGCCACGGCAATCTTGTCATCGTACAACTCCTGTGTGAGTGTGATGCCTTCATAGGTCATGCCCACGACGTCGGTTGCCTTGCAATCAAGTATTTGGCTAATCGCGTCGTGTAGCAAAGTACCCTCGTCCGCGTACTTGCTAGACGGCTTTGGTGGCATTTTAGCAACCAAGTCAATTGAGGCAGGGCAAGCAATGACGCGCTTGGCGGTCGAGCCGCCTACGATTGAACTATGCAGCATTGTGTTTCCTCATCATCAAGTCGGCGTACTCATACGCAACGTCAACAATCTCGGCAGGGAAGTAGCTAGGGTTTGTTGAAAGAATGCCTTGCAAGGCGGCGGTGGCAAAGAAATCGCGTAGTGTCATGCCTTGGACAACATCTTTAGAAGTCCAAGTAGGAAAGGCGGGCTTGTTCATAGTGTAATCTCCTGTATAGAAATTTAATTGTACACGATTTTTTGCTTGTGCTATACTTTTTTACATGAAAGAAGCAGAAATCGAAAATTATTTTAAATGGGCGGTCGAACGCGCGGGTGGCAAGACGTACAAGTTTACGTCGCCTAGCCACCGCGGCGTTGCCGATCGGATTGCGTGTTTCCCCAATGGGGCGACATGGTTTGTAGAGCTTAAGACCAAAGGAGGTCGATTGTCAGAATTACAAAAAATTTTTGCTGCCGACATGGCGAAATTAAATCAAAACTACAGTTGTCTATGGACTAAGGAGCAGGTAAATGCGTTTATTAGTAGCTTGTGAATATAGCGGCACCGTACGCGACGCGTTTATACGACAAGGGCATGACGCCATGTCGTGTGACTTGTTGCCAACGGACGCGCCAGGACCTCATTATCAAGGTGATGTGTTTGACATCATCCACGATGGGTGGGATATGATGATCGCCCACCCGCCTTGCACTTACCTGACGGTGTCGGGTATGCATTGGACAACGCGTGGGTTGCGTGACCCGCAACTAACCGAAGATGCGCTTACGTTTGTGCAGCGTTTATTGGCCGCGCCTATAGAGCGTATCGCGCTAGAAAATCCCGTTAGTATCATCAGCAGCCGTATCCGTAAGCCCGATCAGATCGTGCAGCCGTGGTGGTTTGGCCATGACGCTAGTAAGAAGACGTGCCTGTGGCTTAAAAACTTACCTTTGCTTGTGCCAACCGACAAATTAGAGGGCGACAACAAAACACGCAGGGGCAATCAGACCGCAAGTGGCCAGAACAAATTGCCGCCAAGTGCTGACCGGTGGAAGATTCGTAGCAAGACCTATGAGGGCATAGCTAATGCTATGGCAGCGCAATGGAGTTAAGACCCTATCAGACTGAGGCGGCAGCCTTCCTCGCCACACACCCCCGCGCTATGGTGTTGGCGCCCGTGGGCGCCGGTAAGACGGCGATCACACTCACCGCCATGCAAACCTCACCCGTGCGCCGGTGGCTTGTCTTGGCGCCTAAGCGTGTGGCCACAAGCGTATGGCCAGCCGAAGCGCGTAAGTGGGCGCCTAGCCTTAACATAGCCGTGGCCGTGGGTACGCCCAAGCAACGGGCGGCGGCACTTGGGGCGCAAGTTGTCGTGATCAACTACGACAACTTGCAGTGGCTAGCCGAGCAAGAGTTGGACATTGACGGCATTGTGTTTGACGAATTGACGCGGCTTAAGAACCCGTCAGGCGCACGGTTCAAAGCGTTGCTCAAAATCATTGAGCCTATGACCGTGCGCTGGGGCTTGACCGGATCGTTTACTAGCAATGGCCTAGAAGACGTGTTCGGCCAGTGCAAGATTGTGGACCAGAGCTTGCTCGGGCGCAGCAAGGGTGCTTTCTTGCAGACGTACTTTGTGCTGATGAACGCTGAGTACGGCGAGTGGGCGCCGCGCCCCAAGGCGTTGCAGTCGGTCATGGAGCGCATCAAGCCGGCGACCTATTTGCTTGAGCCTGGTGAGTATGCCGACAAGCTGCCGCCCTGCCACACGGTTGAGTTGCGCTGCGATATGGACATGACCGAGTACAAGATTATGAAGAAGACTTTTGTTGCGCGGTTTGGTGACACGCAGATTGAGGCAATTAACGCAGCCGTTGTGACCGGCAAACTGCAACAGATGGCGTCAGGGTTTATTTACCACACCGACACGGTAGCCAGCGCGCGCCCTGGTGTGTTTGATACCACGCAAACAGCTATTTGGTTAAGCCGCCACAAGTTTGAATTACTTGACGATTTACTAGAGGAGAACCAACGTGCCAACACCATCATCGCCTACGCGTACAAAGAGGAGCTCGCCGAGCTCAAGCGCCATTACCCCCACGCCGTTACCCTTGACGACCCAGACGCTATTGAACGCTGGAATGCGGGAAAAGTGGAGTTGCTTCTTGTCCACCCCAAGTCAGCCGGACATGGGCTTAACCTGCAACACGGCGGTTGCCGGATGGTCTTTCTGTCATTGCCTTGGAGCCTTGAGCTCTACGAGCAAACCGTAGGGCGTATCCACCGGTCAGGTCAGAAAAATGACGTATGGGTGTATGTATTGCTTACCAACAATACTGTTGATGAGAAGATTTGGGCGGCGTTGCACGACAAACGCGCCGTGTCTGATATAGCCTTGGAGGCTTTGAAATGAAAATTGATTTAATACGGGCGCAATTGGCTACGGCCAAAGACGTCTTGCGCCACCGACGAAAGTTAATGAACGAAGCAACCCGAGCCCACAACCGTGTGTTTGTAACTGTAGCCTTACTGGAGAAGAAACTTGCAGATCACTTGGCGAAAACTAAATGAGCGTATGGCCACGCTCACTGAAGATGAGGTGATGGCCATGCTTGAATACGAACGCACCCACGACAAGCGCGTCAAGATGTTGCTGCGCTTGCACCAACGGGCTAACTCTTTGCGCGTAGCGCGTGAACGAATTGAACTTTTAAAAGAGGCGGTACGACCATGACCCCATACGAAAAAGGTTTTGAAGACTGCAAAAGACAGGTCAAGGTCGCAATGATTGCGGCGGTTGAAAACGCTATCTTGATGGAGCGTGAGGCATGTGCGCAGTTGTGTGACGTTATGGCTAATCACCCAGAGTATGCTGAATCTGCTACAACAAAATTAGCTGCCAAAGCAATCAGAGCAAGGGGTGACAAGTGAGTTATATTGTTGCGTCATTGCCGCCGATTAAGTGCTTTGTGCGGCGTGAATTTTTGTACAACTTCACTAAAGGGCACGGCGAATACGAACCCGCCATTTGGATCAGCATCAAGGCGCTTAGGGGCCAAGTGTTTCGCATTGAGAGTCTGCTACCAAACTACGGTGCGCTCTACGACAAGCTGCCGATTCACGCCTATGTCTGGCATACAGACAGCCCTGCCATACTGCCCATTGACACGTTACAGCTTTGGGACTGCATGGGCTACCAATTTACAGTCATGGAAAAGATAGGCTTGCGTAACTTGGGCGTAAAATTTATGAGCAAGGACAAGACGTGGGTGTTTGGTCAATACTTGTTTACAGTAGACTTCTGTGCGGATGGGCAAGATTTAGACACTGGCTTTACCGAACAGGCCGAGGAACACAAGAGCTTTAACTTTATCCGGCTCGACAACGGGCAGTTTGCTTGTCAGCCGAACAACCGGTGTTTGTGGTACGACCAGAGCCTTATCCCTAACGAGACAAAATTCCCTGATTTTCAAGCCGCCCGTCACATTTGGACGGTGGATGGCACACGCAAGTGGACAACTGGTACCGATTGGTTCTATAACATTGAGGAGCGCACATGAACGACGACGATGACATACAGCAATATGTTGCACAACATCAATCGGTTAGGCACAGCGTAGATGCCATAATAGAGGAGCGCGGCAAACGCTACGGTCTGTTTAAAGACTTAGCCAGTATGTCGCAGACGATAAAAGATATGATGAAACAAGAAGAAGGCTGGGCAAGACTTGCACCAGACCAAAAAGAAGCCCTTGAGGTCATTGCGCAGAAAATTGCGCGCATCCTGAATGGCGATCCCGATTACGCCGATTCGTGGCTAGACATTGCGGGCTACGCTAAATTGATCGCAGATCGACTAGAGGGAGTTGTCAGATGATCCTCATTAAGATTTTTGTCCAAGAGTCGGACAAAATTTGTAGGTGCGAGCACATACCCTTGTGCAATCTTTATGACCGATGTATGAAGGAGACTAAAAATGAAACTACACTGCCCCCTGCTCGACGATCCAACTTGGGTGTATGTACCGTCAGCCGCGACAGACGTCGCCAAGACGTGGGCTAAGTTTGGATGGACCCCACCATCCCAAACGCGGCCAGCCTAGCGTGCTTGACCATCCCGCCTAAAAACGGGATGGTTTACCCGAGCATAGAGGTTGCTTTAACTTTAACGGCCGCAACGCGGTTGAGCCAGCCTTTGCCAAACGTCTCAAAAGTATTCAGGCTGCGATAGAAGTCTTCTTTGGCTTGGCTAAACTTCTCAACAAGCTCGGCTTCAGGAATGGCGTTGACCGCAGCCAAAGTCACGGGTCCGATCCCGCCATCAGGTGTTACACTCACGGCAGTCTGTAGAATCTTTGCGCTGCGCCCAACACCAGCGTTGACAGCGAAATCAAACACCAAGTAATCAATCCCGCTGGGCAGCTCGTCGCACTTGCAAGCATCCCAGAACTTGCGCTTGTAAAGAGGCTCAACCATCTCAGGTGTCAGGCTACGCATCTCTTTCTCGTTAGACTCACGCCCAACCCATTCTTCCCAGACACGCTTTGTAACGCCAAGGTTAGTCATACCACCTGGATCGGACGGGTGGTTAACGTAGCCGCCTTCCGATGCCAGCATCATCTTAAAGGCGTTGTCCCAATTACTTTGCATTTTTAATCTCCGTTTCAGTAATTTTTTCTTTAGCTTTCATGTCAATAATCTTTTCCAACGTCCTGCCACCAAAGTAGAAAGACATAATTAGCATACCCCACTGACCGAGCAGTTCGACGTACGCTTTGTTTGTCTCCATGTCAAAGGCAGACATCATGGCAAACGTGAAATAACCCGCCAGAATCGCTATAAGCGTCATAGGGCGGATGTTCTTGGAGAGCCATGAGTCGGACTTCATGTCGTTCTCTTGGCGCTTAGTGAGCTCGCCTTGCTCCTGCATGTCGGCTTGCATCTTAGCGAGCTCGCCGTTCTGTTGCATCTGCATAAGCTCTAGCTGAGCCTTTGCTTTTTGTTCTGGATCAGGGAAAAACTTGTCTAGCACCTTCATGCCGATGCCAAGGATATCCATTATCGGTAACATATTAGAACCTCACGCCTGAAAACCATGCTTTAGTTGCTGTCCACTTGGCGCTACACCAAGCCTTGAGTGCTTCCCATTTTGCTTTCATTTGTCCATCTCCGATGCGGCTAATATCATTCGGGTCTTAACGGATATCAAGTCCCGTGGCTCAGACTTAAAGCCTACAGCAATGTACCCAGCAAACTTGCCAATCTC